CTACCAGGCTACTGCAGGGGCTACCAGGCTACCAGGCTACTGCAGGGGCTACCAGGCTACTGCAGGGGCTACCAGGCTACCAGGCTACTGCAGGGGCTACCAGGCTACTGCAGGGGCTACCAGTACCCAGGAAAACCATTATAAAACGCTATAATTAACCACTGGAACCGTAGAACCTCTGAAAAACAGAGGTTCCCGGAGAAGTTCCCGAGCTAAACCATTGAAAACATTGAAGAAAAAGGCAAAAAACAGGGGCCTGGAACCGTAGAACCTATTTTCAAACTATTTTTCTACGTGAAAAAACGTGGCTATGTCTGTATCTACTAACTACTAACTTTATTTATAGAAATTATTTATAAAATAAGTGCTATGGTTACTATAGAACACTAAACCCCTGTAAAATCAATAACTTAAGCTGGAACCTCAACCCGGAACCGTAGAACCTATTTGCCCCGGTTGCCCAGGGTCCGGGATAAAATCCCATAAAACCTTATAAATAATCACACTACTTATAACAATTTATACTTGATTAACTGCTATAAATAGTACTACTATTAGCACACCAAAACACAAAACGAGGCCCACATAATGAAACTACTACCCACATCAATCCACACTAACTTGCCCCTGGTAACTGCTATTGGCAACACTGAACTAAAAGCAATGCTAGAGCACGACGCCACTGGCTATGTAATCAAAGTGTATTTAGCAGAAGACACAACCGGCCCGCTCGACACGTTCAACCTGGATGAGTTCCAATCCATACTGAATGACGCGATAGAGCAAAACGGCGCATTAATCATCAACTGGTAACTAACAGCCCGGGCTAAATACCCGGGCTTTTTTGTGCATTAAAAACGAGGCAATAAATTATGAATAGAATTACTAACAGTCAATTGAACTACCTAGTAGAACGTATTAATGCGGCTACTGAGGCCCCTACTGAACCCTATACCTATAATGAAGCCGATAAGCGCAACTACGCCAATATCGGCAATTTCCATATTTCCGGCGCTTATGGCGGCGTATGCTTACATAAAATTGTGAACAAATCCGGCGGGGTAACCGACGTGTTTAGTTGTGGGCATATCCCAAAACGCGAACTGTATAACCGAATGAGCGCGTTTTTAACGGCGCTTGAAGAGGGTTATTAATATGGAACTATACAATAAAGAATTTAAAACTTTCCTGGACGATATCCGCCAACAATTGGCGTTTTATGGTTTCACTGAACAACCATCAGATAATGACCTGCACGCTATATGGGTCATATACGCCAGGGACCCCAACCTATTAAGCATTGCTTATTCCGCATCATGCGACTTATTGGCCGGGTTCACATTAGACGAAATATTAAATACTGAGGGGCTTTAATTATGCGAGCATATATTGAAATTACTGATCTTTTCGGCGGGGAAGCTAACTACTCTTGGGGTAAGCGTTTTGAACTAACAGACATTGAAGGCCTTACCCATAAACAGGTAGTGCGCCGATTAAAGAAAAAGGCGGACCTAAACGGCACCAGGTGGCGCCTAGTCGCTAATTGTGGCGATTACTACCAGTACAATTTTGTCGGATGGTACGCAACCGCTTTTATCATTTATGAATACTAAGAGGCCTAACATTATGAATTATGAAAATTATACCTATACAGAATTGACCCGCTTAGTGGATAACTCTAATAACGATTTAGCGCGCAACCTGCTAGAAAAGGTCGATACAGAATACGGAAATAAATACGACGATTTAAAAGAAGAGTTTAAACAGTATGCAATGGCAATCGTCGCTGAAAAGGTCAACGAATTCAGCACAGCCGCTGAAGACGATATAAAACCGGGCGGATATGAATTCGAATCATTTACCGATTATTTAGCTGAAAGTTTAGGGTATGAATTAAGCGACGATAAAAAGTTAAAAGAGTATTTAGAGTACTTAGTTACAGACTATGACTATGTAAAAAAAGAGCCAGTTTATTTCATAGACGAAGAATTAGCTAAATCATTAGATGATTTCATAAAAGACGAATGGTTAAGACTAGGCGAAATATTAACCGATCCCGATTACTGGCATTTTGAGCAAGTGTATGCAATATCAGGCGGCAGGCCTTATTTCCAGGTAGTTATGTTTGGTGAGCGCGAATTAGACATATCTGAAGCATTACAAGAAGCGCGCGACCTAATACCCGTTATAGACGACGAACCACTATTCACATTAGAGGATTGCAAGGGAATCGACGCCTACATTAGCGGCGATTATATGTATATCGACAATACATACGAGGGTATAGGCGCCAGGATAAACCTGGACCTGCTAGAAAGCGCAATAAAACAAGTAAAAGAAGACGATTAATAATGCTATTGTTTCTTGTACTGGGTCAATTCCTGGCGGCAGGCCCGGCCCTACTAATATTGATAGGCATTATCGCGCTAATACTGAACCTATAACACAAAGCGCCACTAAACAAAGCCGGGCTATCAACCCGGCTTTTTTACGCCCCCAGTAACACTACCGGCCCGGGCTTTTGCTTGTTGTTCCAGGTGCGACATTAGGAGCCGTTCACAAGCATGCTTTTTCTGGACCCGGTTAATCACTAATTGATCGACACTATCACGGGCGGCTAGGGTCTGAACTAATACGGGTTTAGTTTGACCCCGGCGCCATAACCTGGCATTAGTTTGCTCCCATAAATCGTTGGACCACTGGGGCGCGTACCATATGACGCAAGCGCCACCTGCAGCCAGGTTCAGCCCGTGCCCAGCGCTTTTCGGATGCAGTAGCAACACTCGCACGGTGCTGTCCGGGTCGTTCCATAGGGAACAGATAGCCTCAGCGTCCCCATCGGCAATCGCCACAAAAGGGATAAAATGGGCGTCCAGGGCGGCCTTAATCCGTAAAAATTCATTTTGGTGCTGATAAACGAACAGAGTCCGAGGTTGTCGCTTGATAAGTTCAATCGCCGCGTCAATACGGAAGTCAGACAGATTGATCGCCTCCCCATCAGAGCCGTACACGAACCCACACGCGATCTGTTGCAGCTTAGAAATCATCACCGCTGCGTTAGGCGCCTCAACCTCTGCAAAAGAGCTAAAAGCGGCGTCCTGGCTTGGTAGATTCTCTACAATAAAATTTTCCGACATCTCACGGTACGCCTCTCGCACAGTATCCGGCATATCCACCTCCACTGTCTCGTAACGGATAGGGGGCAATTGGTCCCTATAGTCTGGCATCACATGAATGAAGGGGGTGATCTTAGCCGTGATTTCAGCGGCTGACCAATCGTGCATCGCCCAGTTATAGCGATTGAAGTCCGTGGGGTAGAAATACTTCTCTAAGTAAGCGGCCTTGCGAGTGCCGAAGGTAGCGCCGTTATCGACAATTAACATCTGGCCGAACAACCCTTCCCAATCCTCACTCACTGGCGTACCGGTCAACCCAACACGCCACGTATAGTCAACCAACCGTGGGCGTAGCGCCCTGAACTGAGTGCCGCCGGAGTTCTTCATCTTACTGATTTCGTCGATCACCAACCCATCCCACCAACACCGGGCTTTCATGGTCTTAAAAAGCCACGGTAGGTTCTCAAAGTTAATGACGGTGATCTGACTGTTCTCGTTAAGTGCCTCACGGCGGCGCTGTTCGTTACCCACACAGATGCTAATGGTCAGGTGACACGTGTGTTCCCACTTCAGTGCCTCTTGTGCCCAGACGGTCTTACAGACCTTCAGAGGCGCAACGATCAAGACACTCTCTATCACACCGTCCGCGATAAGTTCAGCGATAGCGGTCAAGGTGGTGATCGTCTTGCCACCCCCCATCTTGGAGATCATTAACGTGTGGTCATGCTCGTACAAGCGCGTCACGGCGTCGATCTGATCTTGCGTTAATAGGTCTTTAGCTAATAGTTGTTGCTGTTGTTTTGTTTTGCTCATGGTCTTCACCCCACTAACCAATCAATGAGTTCATCCGCTAATTCTTCTGAGTCCACCAAAAAAGCGTCCATCTTATGGACCAGTAGCTTTTCTATACACCGCTTTTGTAGGGCTGACAGTTTACCGGTCCCTGCGGGGGTCTTTACCTCTACGAAAGCACAACGCCCGTTATAGATGCAGATTAAGTCCGGCCACCCACGGCTGCTGCGGCTTTCCGTCTTGTGGCACAACCCGCCTAACACGCGGATGCGATTGATAATGTAGTTCTGTAGTTGACGCTCGGTCTTCATAAGGATATAGTCACACTCTAGTAGTATCATTTATAGCAAACTATACCACGAGGATCACACAATGACCACACTTCATTACACAATCGGCGGCTCAACGATGGCGCGCACTTTAGCCTGTCCTAGTTGGGTGTCGCTATCGAAAGACATCCCTAAATCGCCAGGCAGTGCTTTCGCCGATGATGGGACATTGAAACACAGCGCGATGGAGTTGCTATACAACGACCTAGACCTCACCCCCGAGACCCTGGTAGGTAGTTTGTCCTATAACGACATTGTGCTGACAGAAGAGATGCTCGACACCGCCATCTATCCGGCAATAAACGCCGTAGAGGACCTGTTGGAAACGCATTACGTGAAAACCTTAGTGACCGAGCCGTTCGTGGAGTTCATTAAAGGTGTGGCCGGTGGGTCTATTGATATGTTAGCTAAGTCAGGCGATGGAGACACGGTGCTCGTCATTGACTATAAGTTTGGGCACAACACGGTCCGTGCTAAAGAGAACCCACAGATGTTGTTCTACGCCTTGTGTGCGATGGCCGACCCCGCCACGTCAGATAAGTTTTTTAACAATAATGGCAAACTGCCCAAGCGCCTCGTATTGGCCATCATACAACCTAATGACGATGGTCCCGTGGCGGACGTGTGGGAAACAGACCTGTCGGTGTTAGACGACTTCGGCAAAAAGGTTAATGATGCGGTCATTAAAGTAGAAAACATAAGTAATGGGGTGATCACGCCTGAGTATGTCACGGGCACCCACTGTAAGTATTGCCCTGCTGCTGCCGTGTGCCCTAAGAAGACCGGGGCAGCACAAAAGGCACTACGACTTAAACCTACCGACGTGGCCATCTTAGCTGAGGCGCTACCGCTCATACCTGAGATAGAGTCGTGGATTTCAGCGGTCACTAAACTCGCCCATGAACAGCTAGAAGCCGGGGTTAAGATACCAGGCTACAAACTGGTGAATAAACGTGCAAGCCGCGTGTGGTCGAGTGAAGATGACATTGCCGAGGTGCTTAAAAAGATGCGCCGCGTTAAGCACGAAGAGGTTCACAACTACAAATTAAAGTCTCCCGCGCAGATGGAAAAACTTTTTAAAGAAAAAGGTATTGACCCTGCACTTTTATCGGAGTACATTAGCTCCGTGGTGTCTGGTACGACTATCGCCCCCGAAAGCGATAAGAGGCCAGACGCTGCACCTCAAGCTGCGATACAAGCCCTTGTGGACCGCTTGAGTTAATAAACGATACGTTAATACATTAAAGGAAAATATTATGGCACTTCCCGCAAACATTACTAATCTCGTAGCCGCTATTGAAAACACTGCCCGTTCTGTTGACGGTGTAGGTGGCGGTAAACAGTACCTAAAACTTACCAAACAAGGTTTCTGGGCGTTCGGCGCCGACGAAACTGAAGTGGAAGATGGCAGCCGTTGGGCGATTAACCCTAACTCATTAGCAATGGGCTACGCCTGTTGGGATGACGGTACTAACCTGGGCGAAGAGATGGCCCTTATCACTGACGAACCCATCTTGAAATCTAACTTACCTAACCTCGGCGCGCCTTGGAAAGAGCAGATAGGTTTTCAATTAGCGTGTATCAGCGGTGATGATAAAGGTGTCCAGTGCGTTTACACGGCTACCTCTGTAGGTGGACGTAACGCGTTCAAGACACTATTGAATGAGATTGCTATAAAAGCCCGTTCCGGCAGCGAAGAAATCGTTCCCGTTGTAGAACTCGGTGTTGATAGCTACAAGCACAAGCAATACGGTCGTATCTTTACGCCTCTGCTGTCTGTGGTTGAGTGGGCGTCATTAGATGGCGCAGTGGCTGATAAAGCCGAAGCTCAAATTGAGCAAGACGAAGACGCTGAAGAAGCACCAACTACCCGCCGTCGCCGCAGGGCGTAACGGGAGGAAATAAAGCGGGTCCGCCTCACCCGCTTTATTTTCCCCTCCACATAGTCTTACTATAAACTAATCTATTGGATACTATTATGAGTATTGATGCTCTTATCATCGACTTTGAAACGCGCAGCCGTGTGGACCTACCTAGACGCGGCGCTCACATTTACGCCTCGGACCCTAGCACCGACATCTTATGCCTAGCCGCGTATGACCTAAACACAGACCAGAAGTGGTTATGGTTTCCTCACAACGGTGAGTTACCTTCTGATCTACGCGAGAGATTTAAGTCTTGTGAATTAGTGATGGCGCACAACGCCGGATTCGATCAACTTATATGGGAATACATAGGCGTCAATGACTATAACTTCCCAACAATACCTTTTAATAAATGGTACTGCACTTCCGCACAGTGCCGTGTAAACGCCATACCTGCCGGGCTTGATAACGCCTCTTGGTTCTTAACAGGCAAGCGTATGAAGATGGGCGAAGGTAAAAAGCTCATTAAACTACTGTCGCTCCCTAACCAGTTCGGCGAGTTTGTTGAAGATTGGGCAGCCCTACAACGCATGGGTGAGTATTGCCTACAAGACGTGGTAGCCACGGTCGAAGTCTTCCGCCGCACTAGACCTATGACACAACAAGAACACCGTGAATGGTTAGTGTCTGAGAAGATTAACGACCGGGGTGTGAAGGTGGACGTTAAACTCGCTCGGGCTTGCACTAAGTTCATGGAGACAGAACGTAAAGAACTGGCTAGGCAGGTAGAGATCATCACCAACGGCTATGTACCAGACATCACTAACGTGTTCCGCGCTAAAGACTGGGTGATAGATCGCCTTAGCTTTTTCAACCAACACGACATCATTGATCAATATTTCACCACCACAACCAACGCTAAATTAGATGACAACGGCGACCCAATACCTCGCTTGGTGTTTGACCGTTCGGCCAGGCAGCGTTTCTTAGCGGATGTTGATACTGGCGATATTAGCGCAGACGACAAGCTGATAGAGTTTGTTAGGTTAGTTGAAGAGGGTAACAAGTCCTCGGTCGCTAAGTTTGAGCGTATGGCTAACCTCGCTGACGATAATGATAACCGCGTCCGTGGCGCGTATATGTACGCCGGGGCCAGTCAGACCAAACGATTCTCCGCTAAAGGCGTCCAAGTACACAACTTCCCACGCGACAGCTTTAGCCCGGCGATGACAGATACCGTCCGTGCCACCATGTTAGCCGGGGCAGTGCCTGATTTTGAGGGTGGCGTGTCTAACGCGCTGTCTAAACTCCTACGCCCTTCGATAATCCCCGAGCGTGGTAAAACCTTCATCGTGTGTGACTGGTCAGCGATCGAGGCTAGGGTGCTGCCCTGGTTAGCTGACAGCTACGACGCGGACAAAGTGCTAGAGGTATTTGACCGGGACGAAGACTTGTACGTGGCGACCGCTACCTCTATGGGGCTATCTGACCGACAGATTGGCAAGATCGCGGCGTTAGCACTAGGTTATGCAGGGGGTGTTAATGCACTGAACGCAATGGCTAGAGGTTACGGCATGGAGTTCACGGAAGAACAGGCAAAAGATATTGTGACTAGATGGAGAGCCGCTAACAATTGGGCCGTAAAGTTTTGGCGCCAGTGTGAACTAGCCGCTCGTAACGCTGTCAACCACCCCCAACAATGGTTTAAGGCCGGGCGGTTAAGTTATTTTTTCGCTCCTAACCTGATCCGTGGGACGCTACTGTGTAAATTACCTGACGGGTCTGTTATCCAATACCCCCACGCTAAGGTAGAAGGGGTAGAAACACCCTGGGGAGAGATTAACAAATTAGTTACATATGCTAAGGCGGGTTTGACAGCAAAACAGGACGCGCTTGAATGGCCGAGGTCCACACTATACGGTGGTTTGGCCGTAGAAAACGCTACTCAAGCGACAGCGGCGTGTGTCTTACGAGACAGTTTAACTAAGGCTGAAGACGAAGGATTGAACGTGGTGTTACATGTTCATGACGAAATAATCCTTGAAGAGTCGGTCGAACTTGTAGATAGTAAACAGTCAGCACTGCAAAAAATAATGGAAACACCGCCTGATTGGGCTGCCTACCTACCACTAAAAGCAGAGCCAGAAGTAAAAGCACGTTACGGAAAATAGAAAAGCCCACGGGCGCGTGGGCTATGAAGTATGTAAGCTGTCACAACAAACAATACATAGACAAGGAGGAAAGATGTCCACTTCATCTTTAGCTGACGATAACATAAATAGCGGTGAAATCAAGAACATAGAATCTAAAAGGACATTCAACATAAACCCCAACCATAGTAAGTCTGTCGATCCATTAATCAGTATGGAGATTACTTATGATCGAACAGAGGTGGATAGGTTTTTAGACGTTGTATTCCACGATTTATTAGAAGACGAACACATTGCTATGTGGGAGGTTAACCCCCTTCGCGAAGGCGATATGGTGCTTGGTTTCCCAAAAGAAGAACAAGAACTACTCGATAAAGTTTTCGATGGTAAATTCGATCACCCCCGCGCATTGTACTTCGGCACGTCAACCGTTAAAAAGGCGGATGATGGTCGGGTGTACCACGGTAACGAACACTTCTATAAGTTACGCGTTATCGTACTAGACGACATCGGTACTAAAGGTAAACCGCTACCCGAGGGGTTCAAACCTACATACATCATTGAGTCTAGCCCGAATAATTACCAGTATGGCTACGTGCTGTCTGAACCTGTTGATAACGTCGCGGCGGCTAAACTACTTGTACAAAAAGTGTTCACTGCCGGGTACTCAGACGCCGGGGGTAGTGTAGCGGTTAAAGCGGTAAGACTACCCGCCGGGGTGAACGGTAAAGACGCGCTTAAATACGGTGACGACTACCGTAAGTTTAAGGTCCGCCTAGTAGAACTTAATGAAGACATCCTATATTCACCGCAAGAAATCCTAGACTGGCTATCCATCACTGTCCGTTGGAATGACGTACTTTCTGACGCTGACGCTGTAGCTAGAATGACCGCCACCGACACAACGGCGGGAGCGCAATGGGGTCGTGTTAAATCCCCCTCGTTAGACGGTACAGTGGACCAGGTGCTTGAATGGTTGATTGAGACTAATCGAATCAAGAACGACACAGGGCTGTGGGTGACAGTAGATTGCCCTAACGCGCATGAGCATACTAACGGCAACCCAGACGCGGGGTATCGCCCACTAGGTCGGGGTAAAGAACCTACAACGAGAGCGTTTAAGTGCCACCACGGACATTGCAGCAACATAAAAACATCGGATTACCTAGCGTACTTGGCAGAATTAAATTGCCCTAAAGTCCCTGTCCGTGATGATGCGGCTAACCTAACGTCTAAGTTTGTCTACGACATGAGCAATGATGCGGTGTGGGAAGTTTACGGACGTAAGAACCCTACCATGTTTAAGATGTCGGCGTTTAACAACCGCTTCAACAAACCCGTGCAGATAGTTAACGCTAAAGGTAAGGTCGCGCACCCAACCCAAGCTAAACTATTTATGTCTAGTGAAGGCCGTGTGGTGGTAGACGGTCCCACAGCGGACCCCACTACAGAAGCTAGGATTGTTGAGAAAGCCGGTAAACTTTACGTCAACACCGTCATACGCCCATCCTGGGGTCACGGTAAGATAGAACAGTACCATGTAGATAAGTTCTTAGATTACCTCGATTACTTAATACCAGACGATGAAGAGCGCGAATACTTTTTAGACTGGCTATCAGCTAAAGCGCAGAACTTCGGGTTTAGGGGTGCAGCTATCGTGATGGTGGCGGTCACACAAGGCGTAGGGCGATCAACACTAGGTTATATGATCCGTGTGCTGTTCGGAGAAGAGAACGCCCCCACACTACCGTTTACAGAGATTATCAGCGGTAATCAATTTAATGAGTGGCAGACCCACCCCTGGGTTATTTGCGATGAAACGCTCAACGTGGGAGAGAACCGTAACGCTTATTACCGGGCGTATGAGGCACTGAAAGATGTTGTGGACCCTAGACCTAAGACGGTATTCATAAACCAGAAGTACAGAGCTAAGTTCACAGCGTTGTGCTGCACCACGTTCTTAATGTTCTCTAACCACACCCACGCGCTATCCATCTCCGCAGATGACAGACGTTTTTATGTGGTTCGTAACCCAGACATCCCGGCACCCAAAGAGTTTTTTGAAGACGTTAACGCCTGGCTTGATGAAGTAGACAGTAATGGCAACCCTAAGTGGGCGGCTAGTGTGTGGCGGTGGTTGCAAAACCGTTCACCTAATATGTCAGTGCTTATGGCCCCACCCACACATACAGAGTCTAAGATGTCTATGTTAGAAGGTGGTTCACCGTTAGAAGCCGTGGTGAGAGCCGCGTTGAGAGCCTGGCCTATACCGTTCATAACGACCAATGCTATCAAGGCGATTGCGGACACGTTCAAGTTACGCCTAGACCTAGACCGCATACCTAACATTGATTCTGTTCTGACAAAGATCATTCAGCAAGAGACTATACAAGTACCTTCTGTCCACAACTTGACCATGACTATTGCAGGGAAGAAGCAACGCATTAGATATATACGCGGTCGGATAGACATTAGGGACTTACCTGAAGATATGTCAGGCCCAGAAAGAGCTGTGTTAATCGAGTCGATCAATAACGCCTTTAACAATAAGCAGGTGGTAATAGATGAAGTGTCAGATGCACTTGATTTATTAGATTTGTAGTCGTACTATAGTTGCACCATCAATTAAGGAGTATTTTATGGACGTTTACAGACACCAAAAAAGTTACATCAAGCGCATGAAAGAACGTGGTCATGTAAAGGCCACCGTTTGGATACCTGACGGTATGCAACACGCTTTACGTAGGGTAGCAACCAAAATGCGCCAGGAGCATGAGCGCGAACCGAATAGATACGACGAGGATTAGTCTAGTGGATGACGATGATAAAACCGTCATCCTCAAGATGGTGACGAACGACTACCGCGCACTCATTGACGAAGTGTACAAGGTATCAAAAGAACAAGGGGAATATGATGCGCTCGAAATCATTAGACACGGTGATGAATGGACTGCCAAAATTTACTACGGGCTTGAAGAAACCGAAGAAGAAAAAGACTGTTTTAAAGCGGTGGCAGCCCAAACTTTCCATTGAGCAGATGGCCGAAGCGTTTGAGTTACGTAATAGCGGTGTGTATCTAGGGAACTTAGCGGAAGCCTTCGGTGTGAGTCATAAGACGTTTGCTAGATATATACGCATGGCCGAGCAAGAAGGGTTCGACTTTTGGAGATCGCCGCAATGAAAGCGCACGAGTACCTAGAGCAAGCCGCTACGCATCTTAAAGATAGAGCGGTGACCTATGACAATGACGGTGAGCGATCTATTCAGTCTACCGTTGAGATGTTCAACACGCTTACTGGTCACACATTGACCGCCGAGCAAGGTTGGGCGTTCATGACGATTCTGAAGTTAGTTCGCAGTCAACAAGGGGCGTTTAAATCAGATAACTATGAAGACGGTGCAGCTTATTTTGCTTTAATGGGCGAACAAGCGCAGGAAGATAGATTATGAACACTCAACGCGTAGGTTTGAAAAACAAAAAGCTATACGGCTTCGAGAACGAGAACACTAGAGTCATTGACTACGTGCGTTACGACCCTAAGACCGACCATATCTGGCGCGGGGAGTGTAAACACTGTGGGAGCATTAGCGAGACCACCGCTAAAGTACTCACAAGTCGTAAGTCGTGTGGCTGCAAACGAGACAAATTATTTAATAAAGAGTCGTGGGATCACGAACTCGCTACCGCTTGGCTAAGGAGGCCGCTATGCTAAACGTAGCATTACTATCCAGTCTGACATTGGTTGTACTTACAGCAGTACTAGCCATTACAGGGGATGCGTCAACCGCAGGGACTTCGGCAATCGCGTTTTTGCTCGGGGGGTCAGTTTTAGCCATAGCTGTCAAAATCTACGATGATGAACTATAGTGAAATTGTAAACTCCTGATTATATGATTGCATTGCCTCACTCTGTGGGGCTTTTTTATTCGTACCACTCGTCAGTAGCCATCATATTCGCTAAACGATTAGCTCGCTGTCCAACTTGTTTAGCCCATCGAGAGTCTAGCATCTCATTAGCCGCCTCTTTGTACTCACCCATCTCTAACGCTGTTAACATCATCTTGAACTGCATGAAGCGGTTGATACCTAAGTTAAAGCACATATCCATCAACACACACTGCCGCACTTCAGATAGCCTGTGGTAACACGGTACTGCATTGAGTAACTCACTCTGCACCCGCGTAAGGTCATTGCGTAGTAAAAAGTTTATCTCACCGTCTGTCAGCCCTAAGTCTTCCAAGTTTCTTCCCACCCCCACGGTGAGCTTCCCCGATGAACACGTGTAAACGTGATGACGCTTACCCTCGTGGAGAGTAAGCATCTTGATTAGTCGTCTATCACTCATTGAGGTATGCCACCGCCAGTTAACATACCCATCACTTGCTGCTGTTGGCGGTTAAGATCAACTTCACGGCGTTGTTGCTCTGCCGCTGCTGATCCTGTCATACCACCAATAACACCCCCACGCTGACCTGCCCCGGCAGTGCGGTTTATAGGTAGTGGAAGAACGGTATCGCGTTCTGCGTTACCAATGACATCCATATTAGAGGTTACGGCGCTAATCGTGTTAGCCCAAGACTGCGCGATACCGTTCTTACCGGCTAGTATAACCTTTTTACCCTGGTCCAAATACCCTGGTGGGTTAGCTAACGCGTGGACAATATCTTTGTTAGCCAATAAGTCAGCCCCTAACATCTCCATCTTTTGCGCGCCTTTATTTTGAGCACCAATGGATACTAAGTTGATAACTTTACGTGGTAGTGAAAATATCTGGTTACGTACAGTACCGAAAAACGTAGAGGTTGTGACACCCGCCGGACCTACCATAGGGTCCATATCTACACGTCCGGCCCTAGCCGCCACACTGTTCCTGGTAATATCTACCGCCTTAATAACTTCAGCTAGTCGCATTAAATCAGCGAAATGCTGCTTACCGAACAGTAGCTTACCTAGTGAGGCGTTGGTGTTAAGGTGATCGAATATGTTTTTACCCTTACTATACGCCTGAGCTAGATACTCACGTTTCACCGCGTGTTCAACTAACTGACGCTCTGCGGGGCGAAGTGTGTTAAGGGCTTTAAAATACTCTTTACGTGTCTCTCTATGCTTAGCTAGGTTTCTAACCGTGTCTGGTAGATCGAGGTCAAGCGCCGCTTTCGTAAAACCGTTAGCCTGGCTATTCATGTACTCAGTATACTTCTTGTTGTACGCTGCTTTAGCGTCCAGAGTGTTACGCACGAGTGTCTGAATGTCAGCGAACTCATTGGTTAACCCGGCTAACTGAATTAACTCTTCGTTCTGGTTACGGAAAACAGCCAGTGCATTTTCGTTAATCGACCCGTCTAGTTGGTTAATGATCCCACCGCGTTTAGGGTCGGAAAGCATACTGTAGACAGCGTCTTTAAGTACGGGTTGCGCCACCTCTGGCCCTACTGCCGCTGCGTACTCTTTAGCCGCTTGTGGGGTTTTAAGAATGTTCCTAGCGCGCTCAAAGTACACTGAGGTGTTAATCTTATGGAGCGTAGGACCATCGTAAGGCAGCCCCATTTGATTATAGAAATACGCATCCGCATCCCTATACGCCTGGATAAACTCAGGGTCCCTATTACTAGCGGAGTCTTTTACTTGTTCTAGCGCGTTTTTTAATTCGTTGAGTTTAAGTAGGTTGTTCCTATCCGAAGTTGTAGGGTTTTTCTCAATGATGTCTTCTTGCTGACGGATGGCTAAATTAAGGTTACGCTTTAACGAGTCAAAGTCTCTAACGCTAACCTCTGGAAACTCTAACTCACCGCCTGGTTTGAAAGGTTTACCAGTGGCGGGGTTAATTAAACCACCGGCTTCACTTTCTACAGGTTCAAACCTTTTTAATACTTGCGTTAGTGGGTGAGGTGCATCACCGAAAACATCAGCCAACATTACCTTTTTAGCGGTAGAATAGATAAGCGCCGTTTCATCCGGTGTGAACGTAGTGCCTCTGGCCTCTGCATCAGCTAACGAGCCTTCAAACTGACGATGTGCTTCTTCACGGACAACCGCATCTCTTTGCTTAATCGTCTCGGTAATCGCGCGGCCTACCTCTTCCGCTTTTTTAGGGTTGGTGCTCTGTAACCGCCAAGACAATTCATTATATCGTCTATCTAACGCGTCAATACGCTTGTTGTATAGTTTGGTCGCACCTTCAGTTACTCTGTCTTTGCGCCCGCCAAACACATTGCTTAGGATGTCAGGATCACTCGCGCCGCCTGACCTGTCTATACCAACAACAAGATCGAATGTTTTAGTTACCGCCTCTAACGCCGAATCGAGTTCTTTATTCATTTTCATGCGGAACGCGGGGTCAGTCGCTGAACGGTCACGTAGATACTGCGCCACCGCCTCGTTACCTTCTTTCAGCCCGGCAAGCGTAGCGATAGGGAACTCGTAACCTATTTCCTGCCCTAGTGACTGTAACTCTCGATACTTAGCCATTGCCGCATCGAAAGACGTTGGGTCACCCCAACCTTCAGCGGCTTTAAATTTATCGGTCAAAGCCCGTAACTTAGCCAGTGCCAACGCCTCGGGTAACGCCCCGGCAGAACCGGCAGCACCTTTACCGGCAGCGGTTAATGCGGTACTTGCTGCTGCTGATGTGTAACCGGCACCCACGCCCACAGTAGTCCCTACAAGTGATGATAATGTGGCGTTAGTAAGGTCTTTAACAAGTTGTGGTTGCCCGTCCAATAGACCGGACTCTTCCACAGCCCTGGGTACTGAAGCCCCTGCTGCACCACCCGCTATGTTACTTGTTAAGGCGGTAGCGGTAATGGGGAGTGATGCGACAGAGCGTTGTATACCCATCAGGTTCATGGGGTTAGCTAACGCCCGTGTCATGTCTGTACCGTAGTCACCCACCGCGTTAGGGTCCACACCCATAAGTTCTCGGTTAACTTCTTCCTTAAACTCCATTGGTGATGGTTGGGCTTCCCCGGCAAACATACGCTCCATGCTACCGCGTACTGGGTTTGTTTCACCGCCAGACTTAATGTACAGCGCCAGGTTCTCTATTGGGTCCGGGACAAACGCAGATACGAAGTCCCAAAGCCCCATCCTGGCCGCCTCGGGTTTAGTCATCTTTGGTGGAGTGGGCATTGATCGCAACATATCTGACTCTTTCAAAGCCTTAGTTAGCGTAACCTCTGCCGAAGCCTTTTGTTCCGGTGTCGCCTCTGGGTCTTCCATAACACTACGGGCGTTTTTAGCAACACTAGCGTAACGGGATAGAACATAGGAGACATCTTGTTGTGATTCAGCCATATTATTTACCCCGGTTTTCAAACCATGCATGAATATCGTCTAGTTCTTGCTCTGGGGTAACGCCCGAAGCCCCGGCACTCCCTATCGGAGAGCCGTAGATATTCTTAGCCACTTTACTCCAAGCATTAGCGTAGGCGGTGTTTTTCTCACCACCTAAATCTCTAAGAGAGTTAACAATGTTAGTGTTAGTAGTTGCCAAGTACTCATCCATTAATCGGATAATGTTCCCATAATCTTCCACCCCCGTCTCTTCGGTGACATCGCCAGTAAAGAAGCGAGAGATACTATCCTGGACACGGCGACCGAATGACTTACTGCTCAAGAACATATTGAACGCGGCTAATGCTCTAACATCATCTTCAGCCGTAGACGATACTAGACGTTCACGTAATGCGCCCAAACCCGCGTAATCTTTTTTAGTAGTTAACGCCTTAAACTGCGAGGTTAAACTACCGATACGTTCCACACCTTTAAGTCTAGTAGCACCAAACACTGACTCAACGGCTGATCGCATACCTGCCGCGTCCACACCTTCACCGTCAGCAACTAAGTCTTCAATTTGATTGTCGATAGCATTAGATAGTTCAGGTTGGTCGTTCTTCAGTGCTTCAATGCGGATTTTCTTCAACCCATCAATAGTGGACCAATCTTCGTCTTTAAATTTATCGGCCCATGTAACTTTACCATCTCTAGTGTCTTCTACGTACTGTACAGCGGATGAAATCGCCCCACGGTCTATTTTAGCGTTAGGGTCTGTTGGGCTGATGGCCTGTAGATGGATTTTAGCCATCGGATCGTCTTTGTTGACGAGCATCGTAAGTTGATTTTTTAACTCTGGCGGTACTTCACGCGCTGAGGTAGAGGTTGAAGAAGCGTCTTTCTCGCGGTCAAACTTAAAGTCGCTCTCGATCATTTTAGGCACGTCTTCAGGTTTGATAAGCCCATCCGCCACACCACGGATAACGTCTAAGCGGCGAGTACCGGTAAGTCTACGGTCGGCCATCATGATCGCTTGTTGTTTAGATATGTTAGCCGCTCTTGTGTCTGCGGCTTCTTGCTGCAACTTAGCTAAAGCTTCTGGGTTGCCATACGCTTGTGCGCCCCGTTGCGCTAAACTACGGAGTTGTTCATTACCTAGTGCTTGTCTACCATCGGCTGATGCTTGTGCAGTACCTAACTCGTCGGTGAAACCCTGCCATGAGGTAGCATTCTGCTGTACTTCTTGCTCTTTCTTCTGCGCTGCCGCTAGTAACTTCAACGCGTTCTCTTTATCACCCATCTGGACGAGTTTTTGAGCCGCTGCTTTCATCACTTTCGGGTCATTAGATTGTGCCGCCTGTAAGAGAATTTCCGTTGCTTTAGCTTCTTGACTACGAATGTCTGTACCCGTCACCCCCGCTAGACCTCGACCTAACATCTGAAGCATGGGGTTAGTGACACCACGCGCTTCTAAGGCGTTGCGTTGTCTAGGGTCGTTCGGTATAGGCATACCTGTTGAACCCATTCCGCTAATGGCTTGGTTAAGGCCGCTGAACATACCTGATAGATTAGCCATGTGTTACCCCT